CCTATCCAGAGGTTGAGGGGTTCTTTAGCGATGCACAAAGGCGGTTTGTCTTTGCCGCGATTGCAGACGGACGCATACAGCCCGGAAGCCCACACAGGACACAGGCGGCAAAAAACGCATGGCACATCGAAGGCAAGGGTACGGCGTTAGCGGTGGTCAACGATTCCCCGGCGGCTGTGTTCCTGTACCATCCCATTTATCAGGCTCGGCAGTTAGACATGGTTGGGTGGAAGGACATAAACGAGATGACAGAGGAAAACGAGGAAGATGCAGTAGAGGAAATATACAGATACGTTTACGAAAACTTCCCGGAGGCGTTTGACAAAAGCCTGAAATGAGTGGTAAGATAATACCAATCTAATAACCCCGCGCAAGCGGTACGGGACAAGTACCTAGCGCACGAAGCCGGAACGCCGGTTTTGTGCGCTATTTTATTTGGAGAAAATATGGACAATGAAATAACCGCATACGGCAATGAGGTGAAAGCGGTCAAGATGGATGATGGGAGCGTGAAACTTTCCGGGTATCTTGTGCGCTTTGGCAACGAGGCTAAAACGGATTTGACGGGTGATTACTTTTCACCCGACACCGATTATGGAAAGGCTGAAAAGTCCGAGGCGTGGTTTAACCACCGAATGCCCGTCCGCTTTGAGGATAAGGAATGGGCGTACCAAGACCAGTTACCCGACGCAACCCTGACCCGCGACGAAAAGGGCATTATCGCGGAAATCATCCTCGGAGCGCGGAATGAATACGAGCGCATGATTGCGGAATGGGGCATGAAGGGCTTGCTCGGATGGTCAAGCGGCACAGCCCCCCACTTGGTAGACCGTAAGCAGGTTGGGAACGCCTTTGAGATCACTCGCTGGCACTTGGGACTGGATGCAAGCCTGACCCCCACCCCCGCAGAGCCGCAGAATACGGTAATCCCGCTGAAATCTATCAGCGTTACTCAGGTCATAACGGAAGCCGGGCAGGATAAGCCCGAACCGATCAAGCCTGAAATTGTCGAAAATAAAACAGGAGTAAAGAAAATGGAAATTGATAATGATAAACTTTCCGAACTCTTGACCGAGGCTGTAGAGGCTGGCACGCAAAAAGCGATTGCCGCCCTCGATGCCGTCAAGAGCGTGCCGCCCGTCGTGACCGTTGTGACCGACGAAGCGGATAAGCCTTTTAAGTCCATTGCGGAGCAGGCGATTGCCGTCAAGGAGTTCACCCTTTCCTACGGCGCAAAAAGCCACCCTCGCTTGAAGGCGTTGAAGGCGATTCAGGGCGCGAGTGAACTCGTCCCCACCGACGGCGGCATTTTGCTTGACCCGACCCTCACCGCCGAAGTGATGAAGCCCGTCCATGAAGAGGGCGTATTTTCCGCCGATGTTCGCAAGTTGCCTGTTAGCAATAACAGCAACAGCGGCTGGATCAATGGCGTTGACGAGACCTCCCGCGCCAATGGTTCGCGCTGGGGCGGCGTGCGCGGCTACCGCCTTGCCGAAGGTGACACTGTTACCAAGAGCAAGCCGAAATTCCGCCGGATTCAGTGGGAGTTGAAGAAATACGGCGTGCTGGTCTATGGCACGGATGAACTGCTTGCCGATGCCGCTCAGTTTAGCGCGGTCGTGAATCAAGCCGCCCGCGAAGAGTTGATGTTTATGCTCAATGATGACATCATGAACGGCTTGGGCGTTTCCGGTGCATTGGGCGTGATGAACTCCGGCGCATTGATTACCGTGACTCGTGATACCGGCTCGGCGATCCTCGGCGCGGATATTTCCGCCATGTGGCAACGCCTTTCCCTGCGCTCGAAAGCATCTGCCAAGTGGTACGTTAACAGCGAATGCGCTCCGCAGTTGGATAAACTGTTCGCCGTTGGCTCGACCGCCGTTCTGTTCCCCTACGCGGGTTATACCCCCAATGGCGTTCGCACGTTGTACGGGCGTCCTGTTGTGGAGACCGAATTCAATGCCGCTTTGAACACGACTGGCGACATCATGCTTGCCGACATGAGCGAGTACCTCTTGTGGGAGAAGGGCGGGATTCAGGAAGCATCCTCGATTCATGTTGAATTCCTGACCGACCAAGAAGTGTTCCGCTTCATCTACCGCGCCGACGGTCAACCCTCGATTGCCTCGCCGTTGACCCCGTTCAAGGGAACGCTCACCCACAGCCCGTTCATCGTGCTTGGCTCGGCTACCTAATAAGGAGTTGACAAAATGAAAGATGCTAGATTCGTAATCGGGGAGAACTTTGTTCCTCTGAGAGCGCCCGTTGACGATGCGGGTACAGCGTATGCGTCCCCCTTCGTTGACCTGAAAAACGCGCTTCACGCTACGTTCTTTTACTATGCTGGCGTTGTGACTGCCGCCTCCGCCGATCAAGCGGTGGTTATCACGATGGAAGCCGCAACCGCCGCCGCGTCGGGAAGTGAAGTTGCCATTCCGTTCAAGTATCGTCTGTCCGGCGCGACCGGCGCGAATACCTGGGGCGCAATCACGGATGCGACCGCCTCCGGCTTTTCCTTCGCCACGACCGACGACGGAAAGATGGTTGCCATTGACATCAATCCCGCCGCGCTCGATGGACTGCTTGCGGATGCGCGATTCGTCCGTATGGTTGTCGGTATTGACGCGGGTGGTACTGTCACCCTTAATGCGGCATGGGCTGTCCTTGACCCCCGTTATCCGCAGTTGACTCACCTCTCCGCCACCTAGTGGAGTTGTAGAATAGCCCCCCTGCTGGTTTGCGCCAGCAGGGGGAGAAAAGCAGTTGTTTGAAGAAACTCGCCATAGTTGGAAGCAACCCGGCAAGCCGCGATAACGCGCCCTTCGATGATGAATCATTCGATATATGGGTATTCAACGAAGCCGGTAATCATAAGTGGTGCAAACGCTGGACGGCAGTTTTTCAAATGCACGACCAGAACATTTACAAAGGGCATAACACGAAAGACCCGACGCATTGGGAATGGTTGCAACTTCAACACGGCAAACCAATCTACATGCAGGAGATTGACCCGCTTGTGCCGGATTCCGTTCGTTATCCGATAGAGGACGCGCTTACCCTTGCCGGGTCGGAGATGTTCGCCACGACCTTCGCATACATGGCGGCAATGATTATTATGCAAGGATATGACTACATCGAAATACATGGCATGGGATTATCCTCGACGGAATATCATTACCAAAAGTTCGGTTATGTGTTTTGGTTGGGGTTCTTGCGTGGGCGATTGGGCGCGAAGAATGTGCATGGAGCGGTAACGCATCTCGGACAGGACATCATCGCCCTTCCTCGTTACGGCTACGAAGGAAACTTCACCTTTGGTGCGGGTTACTTTGCAGGACGCGCCGCGCTGAGAATGGCGGAGTTTGAAGCCGCCGAAAAGAATTTACAGAACGTCAAAAAAGCATTGGACAAAGCCTTAGAGCGAGATGAATATGGGGAAGTCCGAACCTTGACATTACAATATCAAGCCGCCGCCATGCTTGCCGGGGAACACAGCGGCGCACTCTCCGAAGCGGAGAGATACCAAAAGTTTGGAGACCGCTACGCGGATAGAGGAGGCTTCGAGAACGCGGGCGCACGCGCCCAGCAGGAAGGCGAAGCCAAGAAGCCCCTGATTTGGCACTACGGCGGCATGGCTGAATACGCCTGGAATGTCTGGAAACAGAACAAGAGCGATGCCGCCCGAAAACAGGTTGCCGGGTTTGTTACCCAAATGGGTAAAAGCGCCTATGAAACCGGCGCGATGCTCGGAGCGTTGAAGGAGAACGTCGAATATATGAACAAATATGACAAGATAGCAGACGCGGGCGGACTTGTCCTATTGGAGAATAATGCCTAGTTATTGTCTGCTTGCTGATTTGAAAACCTACCTGGGCGTCGCGGCGACGACCGACGATGACCTGATGCAGTCCATGCTCGACGCGGCGACGAACAGGATTGATACATTTTGCGCTCGTAATTTTCAAGCCGCCGCCGATTCTGTTAGGTACTTTGACCCGCTGGCAAATGCGTATGGCGAGTATCTTTGGCTCGACCAAGACCTGTCTTATCTGACCAGCGTGGTTAATGGAGATTCGGTAAATATTACAACCGATTTGGTAACGCAACCTCGCAATGATACGCCTTACTATGCCCTGAAAATCAAGGCTTCGCAGTCAAGTTACTGGACGTATGACACAACCCCGGAGAACGCCATAACAATAACCGGGCGATGGGCGTACATGGAGCGGGCGGCGATTACAGCCATTAGCAGGACAAGCAATGTCGTTTCTGCCTCAGTGGTTGCGCCTCGTTTGACGGTTGGCGCGTCTGTGTTTGTTTTGGCAGTAGCAGATTCTACATTCAACGGCACATTCACAGTGGTATCAAATAATGGCGCAACGATCACATGGGCGCAAACTGCGTCAAATGACACGGACACGACCGGGATAATTCTCTACACCCCCACCGATATTGTCACGGCTTGCCGTCGTTTAGCCTCATGGTTGTATCGTCAAAAGGACACCCAGCAGGGCGACCTCGACAGACCTATTCTAGCCGGAGACGGGTCGGTTATCATGCCCTCCACTTTGCCGAAGGATATTAGCGACATGCTCATCCCGTACCAAAAAAGGGTTAGAAACTAATGGGAAGTTTCCTGCTAAACTTTTTCGATGACCTCGAAGCGATGACGGTATCCTACACCGACAAGAGCGGTTCGTCCGTTACAGCAAATTGTTTGAACATTGACGAAAAGGCAGATAGCATCCAGACGGCGCATCTCCCCTGCCGTATCCTGACCAGCACTCAGGCGGACACCGCAATCATCCACAGGGGCGCGGGCGTAACGGCGACCTGGAATATCACGGATTTATTTTTACTGGACACAGTGGCGCGGGATATTTCCCCCCACATCCAACAGCCTGTTTTGAAGCGGTACGAAGTGGCTTATTTGGAGGCTTTATTCAAGCAGTGGAATTTGAAGCATAACTATTCCACAGAACAACTTACCTTATCCTGTGCCCTGCTTGCAGGGAAGTTTGAATACCCGGCAGGAAGCGGCGTATTCTTTTACGGCGTAAAAGCCGATATTGTGTTAGAGGAGATTTTCTAATGACAGCCCCTACTAAAAAGATTTTCACAGTTGGATTGAATGCCGTCCGCATCTATGACCTCGACCAGGATACCGGATACATGGCGGCGACTTCGGCGACTTCGGCGTATGATGGACTCTCGCCCGCGCCGGTTGCATTTGAGTATTCATTCCCCGATCCTGAAACCATTAACCATCCGGGGAATAACCAGGTACTACAGCAGGACGCCCTGCCCTCCCTCGAATCGTCAAGCGGGAATTTACAGGTATCCCGCGCCGATTACGATACCATAGCGGTTTTGACGAACACCCTTGTCAATGTCTTTGGCGATGTCAATTCAATGGGCTGGCGCACGAACCAGCAGGGTAACGAACCGACGGTTGCGCTTGTGGCATACGCCCAGGGCAAAACCCCGGCGGGCTTGCGCGTCTGGTCTACCTATGTATTTCCCAAGAGCGTCATTGTTGCGAAGCCGAAAGGCATGAGCCGCGAACAGGAAAACTTGCAGTTCTTTGTCCAGCCGCAATTCAGCACGGCGCATCTTGTCGGGCTGGCTTATGGCGCGACGACCGACGGTTACACAAGCGCGGAAATGAACGAGTACCAGTCGAATTACCGCCTTCACTTCGCCTCTTGGCTTGTGGGCGCGACCGAGACAACCTTCCCGTTCAATGTCAATCTTCCCTACACCAACAACGGAAGCAACGGAATCACCGTTACCAAAAATGGCACGTTGATGACCTATGCCGCAACCCCCGCCCTTGCGACAGAGTATTATGCGGATGCGTCCGGTATCACCTTCGGCGCGGCATTGACCAACGGCGATGTAGTTCAGGCGATGTACGAACTCGCAGATACAGCCATTGACACCGACTAAGAAAGCGCGGAGTAATGCTAAAGACTAAAAAGATAGGTAAATACACCGTCTCACAAGCCGGACTGATACACTCAGTCCGGCGCATGAACATGATGAAGGAAATACAGGCGAAGATCGAAGGGGGTGGATTGCCGGATGAAGTCACCGCCGCCATTGCCGTATATCCTCACATTGCCGGGTGCATCGAACCGCGTTTTACCATCGAGCAGATGCTACAGATGCCGGAGCAGGAAATAGACAAACTAACCCAAGCGGTGATGGATTTGAATCCTCATTGGTTTGAACTGCCGCCGGAAGAAAAAAAAAGCGACCCGGAACTGACGAACTCTACAACCGACTCGGACGAGTAGTTAGCAATACCGGGTCGGAATTACCGCCTGTCATTGCCCTGCATCACCCCCATGCTTATGATGTTTGGGTAATATGGCGGGCATTGGACAGGCGGTTTTTGCCGTCTCAGATTTTAGACGAGCCGGAAGACCTGCTAACCGACATGATAACATTAGACAGCGTGTATAACGCCCTGCAATCAATGGCGAAAAAGGAAAACTAAATGGCGACGCGGACGATTGACATTCTGCTTAATCTGGAATCAAAGCCACCGGCGAACAGCGATTTAACAAAGTGGTTCAACGACCTTGAAAAAGAGGCGAAAGAACTCGGAAAAACTTTGCAGAAATCGCTCAATATACGCGGGAAAAGCCTTGCCGATATAGGGCAGATAACCACATTAAAAAAACGCCTGGGGGATATACGCAAAGAAATGCGCCTGATAGACGCCGAGGCAAAAAAACGCACTCTGGAAAAGTCGCTCAAAGCCGCCGCAGATCAAGCAAACCGGACGCGGGAAAGAATGGAGAAACTGGCGCAGGTTGGGAATAGACTTGCGCTGGCGGGGGGAATTATCCTTGCCCCGTTCCTAGCCGCCGCCAAGAAATACATAGACACCGCCAAAGACAACGAGGAAAAGCGCGTCCAGATTATCAAAAAGGCGAATGAGGATATAAAAAAGATTGAGGAAGACCGCGCCGACGTTGTAAAATCCACCGCCGATAAAATCCGCGACATTGACGAAAGCCTCGCTGAAAATCGAAAACGCTCCATTGAAATTGTCGCAGACGCACAACGGGAACTGGCAGAAACACAAAAAGACTTGACCCGGCGTATCTCCGATTACAACGTGGACGCCGAGGACGCGGCGATAAGTTACAAACGCGCCATTGAGGATATTAACGCCTCGGATGCGTCCGCCGCTGAAAAGAGAAAAGACGTTGCCCGCGAGACCGAAGACTATAACCGACAAATTGCCAAGATAGAAAAAGAGAAAGCCCGCGCACGCGCTGACGCCCTTGCCAAAGAACAGGAGATTCGGCGCAAGCAAGCCGAAGAACTAAAGAAACAGGAAGAAGAGCGGCTTCGCCTCGAAATGGAAAAAGCAGAGGCGAAAGAAAAAGAAAAACGCGAACTTGCCGCGCTTGCAAAGATCGAACGGACTATCCGCGCCGAAAGGGAAGCCGCGCTGAAACAATACAACTCGTCAATAGCCGGGATAATTGCCTCGTCTCAAAAATGGGAGGCGATTCAACAGCGCATCGGTAAGGTGGTGGTTGAGCGCGTCCTTCCGGCGATTGAAAAATCCCTTGACTTTCTGGATAAGGTAACTGCATTTGTCGAAAAGCATCCGCAAATGATAGATGCCGTCATGGTTATTGGATCGTCGCTTGTGGTTATCGGCGGGTTTTTGAGTACCGCCGCAACGATAGTCCAGACGCTTGCTTCGCTAAAGTCTCTCGGACTTGGCGTGTCTTTGGCTAGTGGCGGTTCTGGTCTCGCCGCCTCGATTGCCCCGGCTTTAGCCTCCGCCATTTCTACAGCCGCGCCCATCCTTGCCATAGCCGCCGCCGTTGTGATTGCCGCAGAACTAACCCGCAGGCTTTTGAATTGGGCATTGGGAACGGATACGACGTGGAAGGACATCGGTGTTACCGCAAAGCAGTTGCTTTTCATCATGGTCGAAGGATGGAAATTAGTGCCGCGCCTTTTAGGCGATACCGTGAGTAGTATCAATAAAAACATGGCGGAGATTGCTATTAAGACCGCAACCATGTTGGGGAACAATCTCAGGATGTACTTTACCAACCTTGCCCTTGCAATACGGGCAGGCTTGCAAGCATTGGCAACCGGAATCAATAGCGCAATTATGCGCCTTGCATCCGCATTAGGGTTGAAAAAATCCAGCGCGGGGGCGCAGGTTGGCAAGGCGTCCGGCGGATACCTGATGAAACAGGGCATGTTTATGGGCGCGGAAGGCAATAACAGGGAATATGTCTTATCCAATTCCACGACCCGCGCCGCAGAAAACGTCATCGGTGGGGGATTGACGCAAGCCCGCTTGATTGAAGCCCTCTCAGGACATGGGCGGATCACCTATAACGACTCGCGCCGCTTCGATGCGTCTGTTTCGGCGCGTGATAGAAAGATGATCCGGGATGAAACAATTCGGGTTTTGGCAGGAGCGTTCTAATGGCTACTGATTTTCAGATAGGTTCTACTCTCGGCGGCATCCTGAATCTATCCGCCCTGACAACCCCGGTGACGAACCCGAAGGGCGAGTTTACCGAATTTTCCGAGACCGTCAAACTTGGGAATGGCGAACTGTTCGGAGTAGGGTTTCCACAAGCCACCTGGTATTATGGGTTTTTGCCAGAAGATGAATACGACCAGTTAAGGACGTTTTGCGCGGGCGCGTCTGCAAGCGTTTTCATTGCCACGCTGACAAACTCCAATTCATTTACCGTCTATTCTGCGGTCATGTCAATGCCGCTTACCTACCAGATACGGGCGGGGCGATATGTGGACGTTGAAATCAAATTCACCCACTTGGTAGACCAGACTACATGACAACTGTACGGGCGATTAACGCGGGCGAACTAACCCTTTTGAGAACAGAGGGACAATTCTCGAAGTTATACCTTGCCGTCTATAAACCGAACACGATTTACACCGCCCGCCTCGCCGCCCTCCCATCGTCGAATGATAAAGTCGCTGAGATTACCTATAACACCGGGTCGGGGACATTGGGGGACGTAGTTGCGGAAATGACTCTTTGGGTCGGCTCATCCGCAGGGGCGCGAGACCTCGGAGTTTGCCGAATCCGTAAAGCCCCAATTTCAGGCACGTTCTACATCGGCATGACTTCGGAAATTGAATGGCAATCAAGTTGTTATTTAACCGTTGTGGATATGTTTTCCTTTTCCGCCCGCGTGCCACGCATGGATTCGGGGACGTATAAACTGGATTACGAAACAACCTACAGCGACCAGCATACATCTTTTCAGCCCGTCCCCATTATGGGAACTCACGCGGTATTGTGGTTGACTGGCGCGTCTGTGTCTTGTTCGTTCGATTCGAGCGATTCGTGGGTGCTTGGCTCGTCTATTTCCTCCCGTTCATGGACTGCGCCCGGCGCATCCGGCACATCTGGGATGACGACCAATACCCCGACAATCACCTATAATGCGGCGGGGTATTATCGCGTTTATTGCGTGGTCACGGCGGCGAATGGAAAGAGTTACACAGGCATCCGTCATGTATTCGTGTTTGACACTAACAACCTGCCTTATCAACCGGAGATAACGAAAGCAATCTCAGGCGATTACAGCGGCGGCGGGTGGTCGTTTGGCGTAAAGTGTTACGCTGATACATCTGCGATAGTGGACGGTACATTGGCTGTCCTGTTTGCGAAGGACTGGTACGGGGATACCGAGCAGTCCATAGGACAAATCACCGGGAGGGAAAATATAATCTGCGTAGGATACGTGGATGGTGAATCAATCGAATGGGATTCGCAAGCCTCGAATGTATCCTTTAACGTGAACGGCGCGAATGAAATCCTGGGCGGGATTGAAATAAATCCCTTTGTCCTGAATATCGCGTTGAATACCCCGGCGGCGTGGGAGACCATGCCCGCATTGACCGCAGACAGGGCTTTGTGGCACTTGCTCCACTGGCGTACCAATGTAACAGCCTTGCTGGACGTATATAAATCAGACGATACCCGCTGTGCTGAAATCTACGAGACGGCGGAGGGTTCTGTTTGGAATTCAATCGCAACCATCGGGCAGAGGATATTCGCAAACGGCGGTGTGGATAAATACGGGCGTTTTTTCTTTGCCGTTGAGCCTCAATTAGTGCCGGAAGCGGATAGGACTTGGGCGACAGTCATGGATATTACGAAAGTGGACTGGCAGGACACAATCCAGATTGAACGCGCCACAAAGAACAGCCTTGCAATGGCGTCCCTAAGCGGGCAATATACAGGGTCTTTGGGCGGGACGAATATTTATTATTCACTGTCCTTTGGAAATGTCAAAGGGCGCAACGGCGGAACGGAAACTATTGACCAGATACTAACCGGCAGTCAGGATGATTTGAACGAACTTGCCGGGTTATACACAGGTTGGAAAAATCTTGAATACGAGTTTAGTATCACGTTACCGCAAAATAACCGCATGATAGACGTATTTCCGAACCAGTTCTTATCCCTGACAATGGCAACCGGCGACACGCCGAGGGGTATCGCCTATCTTGGAAACCTTATCCCCCGTTCGGTGGAATTATCATTTAATGTGAATACAGGCGCGATCACTACGGATATACAATGCGACGAAGAAACCTTTGAACAACTGAATATGAATGGCAACGTACCCACAGAGACGGGCGCGAATGATTGGGATGACAGTACGTTTCCGGGAATAGATATGCCCGATTTCACGGCGGAAGATTTTCTGATATTGCCTCCCGATATAACGAATAACAACCAGCCGAAAGTGGTCGTCATCGCCGGGTCGAAAGGCGTGTTCTACACCGATGATTTTGACGCATCCACCCCGACCTGGAAGGCAATGAATAACGGGCTTGACAGTACGGCAATCGCCGCCGCTTCAAAGGAACTGGTTGCCACGCCGTCGGGCGCATTATGGATGATTACGCAATTATCGGCGGTAAGCGACAATCCCGCACAATTTGACAATAATTTATATTATACGGCTGGCATTGGCGGGGAATGGAAACTGGTTTACAACGCCGATGAACTCGGAACGGCGTTAGGCGGAGACAGAGGGTCATTTCTTGGCATCGGAGTCAACCCGAATGAATCCGATAGCGTCGGGCTGTATTATTTATCGCAGTTAGGCGCATTTGGAACGGAAAATTTCAGAATGCTGTTTGGTTCGGGTGGAACTCTTGGATTCGGCGCGGTAAATGGGTCGCTTGGATCAAAGAGGCACAAAGGCGTTATTCATCGTGACGATGGGTGGAGAATATTTACAGATTACACAAGCGCAGATGTTTACATGCTCAAAATGTCCTCGGATGGTGACATAGATATTGCCATATTCCTGTACGCCGCCGCGTCCGCTAATATTAGTGCCGTAAAAAGCGGGGAGAAATACATTCAATGGGACGATAACACTTCGTCACCGAGCATCCGCATTGTTGCGGATGATGGGACATTCGATGAAATATCCACTGGACCCATCCCCCCCGATGATGAATTTCAGGGGGTTGTGATGTCGCCCACTGGCATTAATGGGATGGGGGGAAATAGCACGCCCTACAAAACCACAGACAGCGGCGCGTCGTGGCAGTCCGTTGGCGGGGTCATCCCGGTCGGCTCGGACGTTTGGGAATCATGCGGCGATAACAACCGCTTCATATTCGGCGGCGGCACGACCCTGCGCCTGACGATGGATCAAGGCGCGACCTACGTCGAGAAATCCGGCAACCTCACCTACGTTGCCGCGTCCATTGACATCACAGCCATAAGGTTCATCTCATGAGTGCCCTGAAAAAATTCTCGCGCTCGATCCGGTCCCTGTTGACCGCGGACCGCCAGGCGGAGATCCCGGCAATGGCGACCACTTTCGGCTGGTTGGGGTTCTCGACCGAGGGCGGCAGGACGGCGATGTCGCCGATGTCGCCGAGGTCTGGCATGTCGAAATCGGGGAAGTTGGAATCGTCCCAGTCATCCACGCCGGTCTCGGGCGGGATGTCGCCGTCCACGGCGAGTTCGGGGAAGGTCTCCGGCTCACACTCCAACTCAACCGAGAGCGAACCCGCATCCGGGTCGAAGAGAAGCGACATCGAGCGCGGGACCAGAATCCCGGCGTAGGCAATGCCGCGCGGGGTATCCCCCGCCGCGAGTGTGATATCCAAAAACTGGCGCGGGAAGAGATCGATCAACCGGTTGTTCTGCGGGAAGGTCAGACCGAACTCGTATTCGGCGTTCTTCCAGCCCGCGTATGCGCCCGTCAGCGTGTTGAACTGGCTCTGGCTCGATGCCAGCAGTTTGTCGATGATCTCGGCGCGGCCATGCCGCGCGTGGACGTGACCCATGCTGAGCGAATAGACCAGGTTGGTGCTGCCGCTCAGGTCGGTGATCCAGCCGCTTGTGGCGAGCATGGAAAGCCTGCGGCGCGTGACACGCTTGATCTCGATGCGATCCTGCCAGTCCTGCGCTGTGATCGTCATGACGGTCGCCCAGGTTCGGCTGGCTTCGGGCACGCACTGCGGATCGATCTCGACGAAGAGGCGGGCGAATCTATCCACGCCGCCGCGCGCGAAGATCTTGCCGAAGGCGAGTTCGTTGAGCTGGTCCCAGACCGCGTCTTCGGAGGTCTCCAGCACGGGCGCGTAGCGCGTGTCGTTCGTGGGGTAGAAATCCATCAGCGCGGTGACGTTGGTGCGCCAGTGCAGGAGATGCCACAAAGCGCGGTCCACCGTGAGCGCGGTCATGGTCTCCCAATCGGCGGGGGTGTTCTGTGCCATGTTCAAGACGACGGGGTTGATCTCGATCTGGGAGAGCGCCTCGTGCGCGCCGTGGACGGCGAACTCGACGGTGGAGGCTTCGCTGTCCCATTCGATGGATTCGCCCGCCACGTAACCCATGCAGACGATGTTCTCGCGGCTCGTCACCGGACCGATGGACTGCGCCGTGCTCCCGTACAGATCCTCGGCGAAGAGGATCGCCAGCGCGCCTTCGACGATATCGGTCGTGTTTGCGTCCGCATAGAATTTCACGCCGAAGGACCATCCGCCCGTTTCATAATCCGCGCTGGGATTGTCGGTGATCTCGACGCGGTGCGGAAGGTTGTTCGCGTCGAAGATCATCACGTGACGGATGCCGGTGTAAGTCTTGCCGTTCGCCGCGGTGACTGTGCAATAGGCGCGGTAATAGCCCGCCGCGTTATAGGTGATGGTGGGCGTGTTTGTGGTCATGCCCGAGGTGGCGGATGCGCCTGGCGCGCTCCACGATCGCGAAGAGATGGACGAGCCGAAGACCCACGAGGGACTCGAATCGAATGTCACGTCCACCGTCGCGCCGGTCAGCCAGGCGATGGCGTGAGTTCCCAGCACGGGAACGGGGTCGAATGTGGCGTGCTGGTTGCTGTATGAATTTTCGTAATCGAGTTTGAGCGTCCCGGCGTCCATGCGCGGCACGCGGGCGGAGAGTGGGAAGAGGTCAACGACCGTCAGGTAGCAAGTGCTCTGCCAGTCCACTTCGGAGGTCATGCCGATGTAGAACGTCCCTGAGATCGGCGCCTTGCGGATTCGGCACACGCCGAGATCTCGCGCGCCTGCGGTCGAGCCGACCCACAGCGTCATTTCGGCTTTCACGTCGCCGAGCGTGCCCGAGCCGGTGTTATACGTGATCTCCCCCACCCGGTCGCTGGAGGCAGGCACCGCCGCCAGCCGCGCCGTGTAGACCGTGTTGGGTTTGTACACCGCCAGCCACAGGCGCGACCAACCCCCCGGCGTGCGGAAGAGGGCAAGTTCAGGGGCGGTTGCCGCTCGCGCCATTACAACGCCTCGAGGTGCGTGAACTGGATGACGACTTCTTCAACGGCGTCCACGCCGATGATCTCGATGCCGTCCGTCCATTTCATCTTGGCTTGAAAATCGTCCCACACGCGCACGCCCGCAGCCGTCTCGTTCGTCGCCGTGCGGATGTACACATCCCCTGAAAGAGTCGCGCAATAATCTTTGAGGTTCTCGCGTTGTTCCGGTCGCAGGGCGCGGAATTTCCACGTGGCGATCGGGAAACCGATCCCGAATTTCGTCCCATCGCCGAGCGTGACCGATGAAGCGTAAGGCTGGAATTCCCACTCCAGCGCGCGGTCGGCGGTGATGTCGCCGCTGACCGCCGAGAGCAGGTCCTCCACCACGCTCCAGGTGTCCGGGTCGGGGTCGGATGTGTTTGCGATCAAAAAGGTGTTATCTGCCATTTGCCGCTCCCTGCACCGCCCGGGTGAGACCCTTGACCTGTTCGCGCATGGCGAGTTTGACGACATCCGCCGTCACGCCCGCCTCGAAGCGGCGGTTATCCACGTAATTGGTGTAAT